CCGCAAAGTAAAGCCCATGCCCATAGGCCTGCGCGCCCTCGCCCGTACCGATTGCCGATGTCCTGAACTTGCCGAAGGGCGCGCCAGGCTCGGGGGCAAAGGTGTGCGGTGTGCCGTGGTAGGCGGCCGGCATATACATCGGAACTTTGTTCTGCTCAATTGCACTCTTAAATGCTGGGAATCCTGACTCTCCTCGAATAGCATTTCCAATACGATCCAGGCGGCGGGAGCGTATGCTTTGCTGGCGTTGACTCCGCCGATCCCCCAACCCCTCTAGTATGGGATTGGCTTTTACCTGGTCGGCATTGACTCTGCCAATCGCCGCGTTGATGAGATCGCGTTGTAATGGGGTAATTCCGCTTTCGGGAGTACCATTAATAATCCCTTTCATGTGGTTCTGTAGGTATGTGGGGAGAAGTTTATATGCGTTCTGTGCATTCTCCCATGCATTCATACCGCCAAAGGCTTCGGACATCTTCTTCTCATATCCTTTGCTTTTAGCGAACCACTCGAGGTTTTTCTTAAATGCATCGACTGAGATGGTTTGAATATTAATATTCCCATCCTTGGTAATTTCGATGCCAAATGGGAGGCTTTTACGATCTCCTCCTTTTATCTGCCCATATACTTTACGGCCTGCTTTATTCCATTTTAGAGCGGAGTAGTAAAAGAGGTTCCAAACATCACCAGTATTATTTCTAAGGGTCTGACTGATTTGTTTAAGGGCGGCAAGCTGGTGAGGATTATATTTACCGGTCTTAGCAAGCTCATCAATTATGGATGGATCGATAAATCTACCTGAAGCTCGTTCCTTACCATCTGCGGTTTTCTCCAATGATACATGGCCTTCTCCGAATGTTTCACCTGCATCTTCTTTCTTACGGATAATTTGTAAAATATCCTGTGAGAGTTGTTTATTCTTTTTATTAACTTCTCGGGATGGGAGAAATACAGGTTTACCCGATGCATCTGTTTCAATCGATCCATCGTCTTTTATCTTTACCACTCCTCCGGCTTTTAACCTATTTACGATTGCTGGGTTTTCGAGATCCTTTGCGGTGAGGCTTGCGGTTGCAATCTCATCGGCAAATTCGGGGTCCACGAGGTTACCCCGTCCCCTGCCCTCGCGCCTAGCCTGTGGACCAAATCCTCTTACATCATCGTTATATTTTTCGATCATGCGTGTTAGGGCTGGTATTTCTTTTAACTCAGGGAATAAGCGAAGTGGATCGGCTACGAGTCCTGTAGTTTCTTCAGTAGCAAGCCCAATACGGTGAAAGAATTTACGAAGTCCTGGCGAACTGAATAATGGGTCAAGTATAGCACCCATCATCTTTGCACCGGCTCCTTGATAGTTGCGGGTGACAAAGTCACCGCCAAAGTACCAGGCGGCTCCATGCGATGCGAAGATTTCCCGAGCTATACGGGCATCGTTATTAGCATATGCCTGGTAGTCGGGTGAGTTTTTATCGACACCTGATTGCTCTAAGCGGTCTAGATATCTTTGGCGATGTTTAGCAAACTCTTTATTGGTCGCATATACATCTCTACCCTCTGCATCTTTAATGATAATAGGCTTGCCGTTTTTGTATTCGGTAAAGAGTCCAGGTTGGTTTTTCTCTACCGATCCTACTAACTGCTCAAGGATTTGAGGCATAAACCCAAAGGCATCGATATGGTGGGCAATCTCATGGCCGAGGACTGCGGATAATTGTTCTTGTGGTGCAGACTTTGTAAAGATCGTTACAACAGATTCACCATTCTCAACAGACCAATGGCTATTCCCCCTATCGTTTTGGAACCTGTAAACTACATCGGGGTTTTGGATAACTGATGTGGCGATTGCTTGGCGTACTGGTTTGGCAAGACTGTCATACATCCCAACCTCTGTATCGGTTAAATATGTATCTTTGTAGTATGCCTGATCGCCAAGCATCTTAGCCCTCACATCTGCCTGCGATCCATATCGGGCAAGTGTACCAAATCCTAAACCTGCGGCGATGAACGGGATGGATGCGGCAATCGCCCCACCGGCTCCGGCTTCACCGTCTACAGCATATCCGATTGCTCCAGGTATGGCTGATGCTCCGACTGCTGTCTTTGTGGCATTTACTGCACCTGTTAAGGTATTACCAAGCCCTGTTCTTGTAAGTGCAGTAGCAGGTGCTTTGAGGGCTGGGGATGGACCGAATTGACGAGACTTCGCAAAGATACCTTCTGCCAATCCTGAGATTGTTCCAGGTATGGTAAGGGCGGATGTACGGTCTAGTGTTACTGCGGTGAGTGAAGAATCAGCAGGGTCTAGTTGTGCGATTCTTTGAAATAGTGGGGAGGATGTTTGAGCATATTGTAACTGCTTACCAAGTATGGCGGCATCATGGCCAAATCGGGTAACCAAGGAAGATCCACCTGGTGCTAATAGTAATGCGAGTCCAAGGTTTTCGAGTTCAGGGGAAAACTCATTAAATCCACCTGTTACTACGCCAGCCGCCGCTGTACCCTGCAATGTTCTTGCTGTTGCCCGAGAGGCTGTCATTGCGGCTTGTTCGTCCATCCCGCTACGCATAAACAAAGTTCCTAGAGTTTCCTCGGGAAGTCTTTGCAGGAACTCGATTGTGCGACCCAAATATTCTGCCGATATTCCCGCCTTCTCCAATATTTTACCGGTCATGCGGTTTGAGAATGGAGCTTTGGGTGGAGGGGCTTTATCGATTGCTTGAAATAAACGAGCCGCCATTGGGGTATTGCCCTGCCCTTTTTGTAATAACTTACCTGCTTCTGCCTGGGCGATGCCTTCTGCTTTAGCAACCAACTTTTCCAACTTTTCGCCCGAACCTGTTACTTTAGCCAAGTTTTTCTCAGCTGTTTTGAGAAGTGCTTTCTGTGTGTTTGTTGGATTAGCGATATCAGATAGCTGTGCAATCGTTGATTTGAGTGCAGATTCTTGTGCGGCTTTTTGACCGGTTTTTATAATTGCACCACGAGCTATAAAATTTCTACCGAATGCTAATCCTCCCGATGCTAGAACAGTTGCACCCATACCAGGATCGGCAAACATAGAACCCAACATGGCAACATCTCTGTCGGGTTTTACCAAACCACTTTTTACATCTCTTAATGCCTCTTCATTCTTTTCAAATGGGCTGAGATCCATACCAGTATAAATTTGAGAAATGGTGGAGATTGCACCGCCAAGTTGTAAGCCAAGTTCTGCACCTCTCTCTATGGTTCGACCAATATAATCTTGTTCTATTAAATAATCCAGTTGGCGAAGTTTTCGTTTTTTAGAATCTCCTCCAAAAGATACTTTACCTGTTGCGATGTCTTTTGCATCTCCGAGTCCTTGAAATAACTTCGCTCCAAGCATAGACATCATACCTACAGCATCGACTCCCATTTGAGCGCGAGTTGCTTCTGCTTGCGAATTGTCCTGTCTGCGAGCCTCTGCGATTACACGCTTTTTTAAATTCTCATCATCCTCGGATAGACCAGCAAACTGTAATGCCTGTGATAGGTCATCCTCGATTGTCCTGTCTGTTCTCTTCGATGCATAAGATAAACCTTTAAGTTGTTGGCCGGCTTTCTTTATACCTTCCTCAACGAGTTCGTCATACCTTTGTGATTCATCAGCTTCTCCATATTGCATGGTGGCATCAAGTAATCTGCTTGTACCATAGATATTGGTAACAAACATTTTTTTTACGCCTCGCCCAAAAGATTTTGCACCTTCTGAAAACCCTGTACCGAAATCTGCTCCCTCAAAATAATTATTATCCAATGCTTTGGTCGCAAGAGCCTGCACCTTTTCATCGTCCTTATTATTCTTATAAGCACGAAGCATCTTTTGCGGACTTACTTTGGTTTTAAGTATGTCAAAGTAATCACGTTCGGTTAATTCTTGTTGCGACTCAACCCCAAAATCAATGCCGAGGATGTCAGATTTAAGACGATAAACTGGCATTGTATTTACTGATTTAGGTTATCAAAATCGAATATTCTTATCCGATTTCCCGAGCTAGTTTCATCTGTATAATCGGGCTGATCTTTCGGAGTATTTGGCGAATTACTATCTCCAAGTTTAAGATTAAAGTTTTTCATTCTATTTTCTAAACGATTGAAAATCTTTTGTCGTAAATTTCTAAGAATCTTCATGTTTTCTTCCGCTCCATTAATTGACCATGAAGTTGGATTTTTGACTATATTATCAAGGATATTACGCTCTGATTCTTGAACTGTACCTGGTCCTAAAATATCTTCCCGTATGAGTCCTTGTAGCTGACGAACATAACTCATAGCCTGATCTTTTTCTTGCGATTCCATATACCAACCGTCTGCCCTTTTTTGACCCAATGCTAATAAGCCCTCGAAAGTTTCATTTGTTGTATTAAAATTGGGAATATATTCATCTTTGTACTTTATTGCCTCTGTCTGACTCCCTAACCTTCCTGTTATAGGTATTTTAGTAGTACCCAACTGAAGATAGTTAGACTCAGGAGTAAAAGTTTTGATGCTTTCAGAATCACTAAATTCAGTAGATTTACGATTCTCTTCATTTTGCTTTAGTTCAAAGTCTAAAATTTTACCCTTTAAACTAAGTAATTCTTCAGGAGTAATCGCCTTCGGCTGATTAGCCAACTCGGCTTGCCTAAGAGCTTCCATGCGTTGGACCGATCTTGTAGGATCAAGCCCTTGTTCTCTCGCAAACCTACCAAAGTCCTGAGATCCAAGGTTGGATACCGGTACTTGGTTTTGTGGCTGTTGTAGCTGTGCCTGCATGAACCGATTACGAGCATCGGCATTACCTAGTGCTGGCAATCCAGGTCGAGCGATGTCCGCTTGGCGCTGTGCTTGTGGGCTGGTTGTTTGCGACATCAGGGACTGCATGAATTGATTGTCGGCCATGCGTTTCTCCCCTGCCAACTGGTCAGCACTTTTCTGCCTAGCCATGTTCTGCCTGATCTGAGCCATTTGCAAATCGCGAAGCTCAACGGCTTGGTTGAACTTATCCATTTCCAAGCTGTAATTCCGATCAGCATTCATTTTATTGATGAACTGATTGGCTAAGTCTTTGTCTCGGCTTGCGGCTTTTGCTTCCTCATCGGATAGACCCATCTTGAGATATGCTTGTTCTCGTTCCTCTCTCTCCTGCTTATCCTTCTTCTTCTGATAAAACTTATCAATCACTCCTCCGATAGCATCTCCAAACGCTTGGTTCGCCCGTGCCTGTGCCTCCCCCGCTCTAGCTATTGGTGAGAAATCGACTCGCATGAGTCCCGCTTGAACTGTGTCTCCTATTGCCATGATATTAAAATAATTTGTATCCGCCTGACATCATAGTGTTTCCACCACCGCCTCGATATGTGCTTATCCCTTGTCCGAAATTTTGATTCTGATTAATGCCCGATTGTCCCAGCTAATCGCCGCCATAGATTCCACCGATTACTGATCCTAATCCGCTCATCAACCCACCAGCCGCACCAGCGGCCGCTTGTTCCTTTGCCGCATAGGTATTTGCCAGGTAGTTTGCCCGATTCACATATTCTTGCATACCGATATTTACTCCGGCATCGGGGTTGATCCGAGTGACTGATTCCTGTGGCAATCCAAATAAGGCGGCTCGTTGGCCATATCCTTGCTGGACGAAGTTTTGTCCTCCACCGGTGAGTCGGAGTGGATCGTATGAGGTTGCTTGGTTGCCTCGCATAGCATAACTACCAAGTGATTGTGCCTGGTTTCTGCTGTCTCGAAGTATATCTCGCAAATAATCCTCGCGGCTCATGGCTTGAGCGGCAATGCCCACATTGTCAGTACCTCTGCCTCGTGAGGTAAGAGATTCAAGCGCTGATTGATCTGCCCTTCTACGCATCTCAGGCGATAGGTCGGTCATCTGACTCTCGCGGTATGCATCGGCGGCCATCTTGTTTGCTTGCTCGACCCGTGCTTGCATGAGTGGATCGGATGCACGAACCGCTTGGGTCATATCCGCACCGAATCGGTTCATCAGGGAGATATCAGACCCCGCCTGACGCTCGGCCATTTGTGCGCCGAACTCCTGTGAACGCATGGCTTGGTCCTCGGCAAGCTGTGCCATAGGATCAGCGGCACGGCGAGCTAGGCTCATTTGTAAGTCTTGGTATTGCGGATCGTAGCGTTGACGGGTTTGCAGTAGTTTATTCTGCAAGGCAGGATCGGACATCGCATTTACATACTCTCTAGCTGATCCTCCCACATCAAACTTTTCTAAGGCTGGTGCATCCTTTCCACCGCCAAATAGTTTATTTAGGAAGTATGATTTTACGCCTGATGAGTTTACAGGCACACCAGCCCCGCCTTTAGATTTTAATAGCTCGGCTTCTTCGTTATTAATATAAGCAAGTTCCTCACCTTTCGGTGCGGCCATATTAAGGACTGTAGCGGCTTGCTTTAATGGATCTTCAGGGGCATAGGACATTATACCTGAGTCAGTCATCTGACCGCTTGCGCCCGAACGATTTAATATTTCTCGTTCGATTGGATTTATATAGGCCAATGATTCTCCTTCCGGTGCTTGGTTATTAAATTCATTCATCGCCTGATTGAAACCTGGGTCTTCAATTTGTGTGGAGGTGAAAATAATCCCATCCGAAGTTACCTGCTGGCCTCGATCATTCGTCCATGTCTTTGCCTTGCCTGCATTTAATAATCGTTCGATCAATCCGTAATCATCGTAATCGGTGTAAAGCGGTACAAAATTCCATAAATTCATAATTCGATTAGGTTTTAATGATGTAATTTAAAATGATGGTTGGTTGGACATTGTTGTGTGCTTGGCCTCCACCTGTGGGATCTGTTTGGACTGTTTGGTTACCGGTTTTTGCACCACTGCCACCTTGGGCTTGTTCCGAAGCATTTTCATTGTTATTATATCCGTGAGTATGACTAGGCATCTCAGCTTCTAACAGGGTGTGTGTTTCAGCACCACCTGTAGCCCCTAATATGTCTCCATCTATTCCGTTTATAGTGGATGATGGATTAGTTAATCGATCAGCAGAAGTGCCTCCCATGTCGTCCTGACCAGCAATGACTCGTCCTCGAAGGTCGGGTATGTTAAAAGTGGTTGAGCCATTTCCTACGCCGTAGGTTGTTCCTAATGCCAAAAAAAGCGGCGTACTAACTCCAGGTGATATTTCTCTATTATATTCAGAGCCATCACAATATATCCAATCGCCCGCAACCCCCGGTAAAGATATACCAGCATAAGAGAGAACTGTCCCTGTCGGCATAAGTACACTTACCGCCGCGCTATCGAGCTTGTCCGCTGTAACCGAGCCATCCTTGATGTGGTTGGTGTCAACTGCTCGATTTGCATCTACCGAAGCATCACTCGCCAACTCGTTTGAGCCTATCCCATTGCTTGGGACTTTAAGTTTACCATCGCCCCCAGGTACGCCATAAATTGAGTTATTTACAATTATTGTGGACCCATCTGCTGGATCATCAAAGTTTGCAAGATCCACAATGTCTTGCAGTTTTTGCGCGGTTACTTGGTCGCCTGATGCGAAGGTTTGTCCTCGTGATAATATTGCCATGATTAATGTCCTCTATGAAATGGATGTGGTTGATCGGTTGGTGATTCTTGCGTCTACTTTAACCGCCCGAATATAGGGTCTGCCCAAAGATGGTTGGATGTCTGCCTGTACGCCAAATCCGCGTTTGTTGATGCGGGTACGGAGAGATGCCTCTTCGGAGTCCGGCAAGGTACTTCCAAGCAAAGATGAAAAGCTGGTGGTGTCGGATACGGAGTCAGGATCTTCGGTGATGAATTGGATGTTTGCGTTGGTTTGCGAGCCAGTATTACTTTTCACATGAATCTCAGATCGGCTGAATACTTTGCGATCAATCGCATCGGCATCGAATTGGCGGGTGGTGAGCTGGCTAATTACAGGAATGGTTTCGGAGGATGCCTGACCAGGTGTAACCGATACAACATCTCCACCTTCAACCGCATCCATCTTATGCACCCCGCCCTCTTCGGTGGTGATATAGAGTGCATTCTGTGCGCCTTCACGAGCTACCAATAATTCACGAATTGCAAAGTCAATAGAGTTTACCGAATCTATGCTTTCAAACCCACCATTGATAAAATTGTAAACTAATATGGTGTTTAGCTTTCTGCCATTTCCTAATCCAGGTGCAGAGTCTAATGGTAGTGCCAACCAATATCTGTTATTGAAATACACACCGCATGATAGGTGAGCATAGTCCTGATTTATGCGATCTATGTAGGGCTGTATGGTTTCGGATATGGGTGTGCCTGTTCCTCGCAAGTGATACTGGTCATAAAACTCGACCGAGTAGATACCTTGGTCGGATAGGAATAAAATCTTGTTAGCTACCTGGACGATTGATTTGCGGGCAGATGCGCCGATCTCGCTCGTTACCACATTTGTGGACACATCAGAGAGAGATCCACTCACGCCTGTGAGTAGGTGGATGGATTTTCGGTTAAATGCGACAATGCTGTCTTGCGTGAAAGGCTGGAGGCCAACCAGGTAATCGCTCTTACCCGCAGATGCTCGGAATTGATTACCGATAATATCGAATGTATCTGAATCGAAGATATCCGAGGCCGCCAACTCATCCCTGATTTCTCGGTCCACAGGGATAGTATCTCCTGTATACCAATATGGAACCCATAATCTACGCTGGTGAAATTCACCCCACGGAGCGGCTGGCATATGCTCGTAACCTTTGCCGATAGCTAATGGTTTACTTACGGTGAGTGATGCTCCGAGGGATACATTTGCGACCCCAAGGTTAAAGGTAAATCGATCATTCACATTGTCGCTATCCTCATCCGATACAGATGTGACTACAGCTTTTTGATTTACAAATAAATCGTAGGGGGATGCTCCAGCACGGATGGTAACCTCGTCACCTTTTTGGAGGTTATGCCCCGCCCCAATATCCATCGTGACCACACCATCGGTTGCCGAGGCAGTAGTGTCAGTAAAGTATTGTGGCGTAGTATATGCGCCATTACTCACCCTGGTAAAGTCCTCAAAGTATTCGACCTGTGCGCCACTCACATTGTAGCTGGCAACAGTTTGCGAGTCTGCCATCTCTACGGTGAAGGATGTGGAGGTGGGTGCAGTCTTTATTTGATAGCAGTTGTTAGGATCGTAAGTTGGCCAGCCTGTGAAGTTTGTTAGGGTGACAAAGTCACCTACTGATCGGCCATGATCTGCTGTGGTGTTTACAGTTATTACCTGACCACTTTGAGACGCTGAACTGACTGATCGATAAATAAGTTTTGGGGAGGCAGAAAGAGTGGTCTTGCGGGAACGAAAGATAAACATCTTATCAAACCCCTGTGCCATACCTACTGGGTTATCTACAGTCTCCCCACCCGCCTCGTATCGGCATTTAAAAAGTGCTGAGTCTTTTAAACGAATGATTACGCATAGGTTATTGGTGGCCGAGAATATATAGTCATCATTATTGGATGACGCATCGGAATATACTGCCGAACCATACACCGCATTTACACCTTCATCATTGATGATAAAGTTTAGTTTGGTCGCTATGGAATTTCCTATACTTGCGACCGAGGTTGCCCCTACACTATTTCCAGCAATAGTAAATGCTTCCTGTTCTCCTGAAGATCCATCTGAATAGGTGATCGTTTTGGTGGTGAAGTTGACTGAGGCTAATAAGAATGTACCATTTGGATCGGTAGCATTTGTGTAGCCTAAGCCTTCGATGGTTATGTTTTCACCAGGTATAAATGCAAGACTTGGAATATCGTCTAATACAAGGGTGACATTTCCGCTATTATCGCGCTGTCCGGCAGTTACCAAATATGGAATCCGTACAGCATCCTCACCTGATGTGATCGATCCAAATAAAGTCGATAATCCTTTGCGGGGTTGCCATGTGCCATCATCATTCATCCGGCCATTCTTCGACAGGGCGACCTCACCTGGCTTTAGCTGGTTCGGACGCAGACGCGCATTCATCCGCAGAAAAAAGGTGTCCCCTTCCGAAATGAATGGATCGTCTAAGTTTCCGTATGATCGGTATCGGCTCATCTATTTCTTGCGAAGCTCCTGGTAGAGTTTGATGCTCATGTATACGAGAGTCACCGCACCTACTGCGATGCCCAGGAAGGAGTCGATTGTGGATAAGCCAAAGGTGGCGGCTGTACCACTCATTCCGGCAACTGATACGCGGTCAATCATATTCATTTATCGTCTGCTGGGCGAAGGCCCAAAATAAAATCCGAGGATTCCCATAAGGGCGGTGTGACCCATATAGGCGAGGTGGCCACTCGATAGCGTGATGGGGTCTTGGCTGGCTGGGTAACTAATAAGACCGAAGAGCCATTCTGTTCTGCCCTCGCCATGCGCGTTGGTGATGGAGAGGAACTCTGCCGATGGGAAAAGGGTGCAGAACAGGACGCACAGACACAGAGTGCCAATGCCCATAAAAGCAATAATTCTACGAGAAAAATCCCGGAACTCATTATTACCTCCTTTAGCCAATTCAGCTTGGAGTTTAAGAAAATTTTCGTTTGCACGGCTTTCTCGTGCCAGTTCAAGCTCGTGCTTTTGGCGGCGACTCTCAAATAGCATTCCGAACCCACCCTTGAGCATCGCTCCAAGAGCCGTACTACCGCCCCCCGTAAGTAACATAAGAAGTATCTCGCCCATTTCACCTAGCTGTTCCGTAGCGGATTTCGTCTAACAATGCTTCATGTTTTGTCAGGCGTTCCTTAATAAGTTGGATATTCATATTTTGCATGACATCAGCGGGTAACTCACCCTCCCTGGGCCAAGTGTAACGAAAGTCGCTATTCATCTCGACCTCATGCTTTAGGCGTAGGATCTCCATCTCTAAGGTATTTAATCGTGCATAGATCAGCATGGCCGAGTACACCACGAAGATGGTCCCGCCAAAGACCTTCAGTAAAAACGCCAGCGGAGTCTTTACATTCGTATCCTCGCTGATGTTAGGAGCCATTAGGCAAGCGTGACACTTACAACTGTTGCGTCCGATGCACCCGAAGCATCACTCAAAGCGATGTATAGCTTATTGTCAGTAGTATCGAAAAACAGTTCTCCTTTTGTAGCTTCCTTCTTGAACTTCACCGCGTTTTGATCCGCACCATGTTTAATCGCAATGGTAAAGTCCTTCTTATGTAACTTATTGTAAGCCATGACTACTTAGCTTGCGGTTCCAGCACCGATACAAGGAGAGGTTGGGCGGAGGCGTAGGTCGCCGTTTGCGGAGTCTACGAATTGCGGGTCTACATCAATATTGTCAGTTAAATTATCGGCACCTGTTGTGATGTACCCATCGTATAAATCGCAATTTGTAAAGGAAGTAGTAGTACCTGTTGTGTTTCCTGTTACTAATGCCGAAGCTGTGCCTTCATGGCTAATGATTGTATTTTTTACCACAACTGTGCCTACACTTTTACTACTATTATTGTTGTAGTTAGCGAAAGCCATTTTCCCTGTAGCATTACTACAAAATGTACAAGATGTTATGGTGAAGTTTTTAGGTTTACCTGTTCCATCTAAATTCGCACCACCGCCTATAATACCACTTTCGTAATCGTTTGTGACTGAACCCATGTTAATTTCAAAAGCACATTGGTTCATAAATAAATCAAGTTTTTCAGCAGCCTGTCCGTGAGTTTCATTATCACCAAAACAATTAGCTGAGATTCCACCACCTAGTCGATCTACAGAACCCTTACATCTATTCATTGTGGTAGACCCTCCTGTGTCATTAATAAATCTAAATTGGTAGCCAGCTAGTTGACTAAGACTACCAATATTGAAGATTAAGTCATTCAAGGTTATCGCACCCGCCATCGAGGTATTTCCAATGCGAACCCCAAATGGACCACTTATAGTAACCCCACCAACAGTCTGTGGTTGGTAAGTTACTCCGTAAGTAATAGCGGACGCTAGGTCCAAGTGATTCGTTAAGGTGTATGTGCCATCTACAAAAATTATCGTACCTCCACTACCAGCGTCTGTTTCTGCGGTAGCTACGGAAGTGAAAGCGTAAGCGTTTGAGGCACTTGTTCCGTCTGCGGAACCTTGTGCGGTTGGTGCGATGTATACTGTTGCCATGATATTTAGTTAGTTAAGATTGGGTTAAGCGATTGTTCCGCCTGAGATTAAGATGGGTGCTGGATATGCCCCTATGTCGGGGTAGTTAAAGCCTTGGCGGATTGGTAAGCCATTGGCTCCTTTTGTGTCGGAGTCTCCGCTGATAACTGAGTAAGTGACGCCACTCGGAGTGACCGCTTCAATGTCCGGCTCGTCCCCGTCCTCCTGTACGCTGAATCCTTTAGCCAATGCGAGGCGGGATGATGGTGTGTTAACAAAAACATTCGCTCCGTCCTTAGTTAAAAACTCCAAGTTACCATCCGCATCAGCGATGACCATGACGGACTTATACGGATTGTCCGTAACCTTGAACGATTGATTCGGATACGCTCCGATGTGTGGGTTATCCGTTCCACGAAGTGCGATGGTGAGTGGGGTGTCTACATCTGCGGAAGGTACTGCTGGAACCCAATTCGATCCATCCCAATTAAGAAAGTCATTGGTGGTTGGAGCAACTGTGCTGGTGTCTACATCGCTAAGGTCATCAATCGCATGGGTGTGTGTCGCACTTGCGTAGTCGGATGCATTTAACCCATCCAACTTCGTCTTGTCGCCATCTACGAATGCACCTTCGGATGGTTGCAACTGATAGCTACTCAAGTCTTGGTCACCGCTATTCGTACCACTCAGGTTTCCAAGGTTCGTAATGTCGGATGCGGTGACAAACTTGTGCGAGGTTGAAGAGTCGTCGATGTCATCGGCATCTAATACTACTGCACCTGTTGC